AGTATAATAAGGAGTAGAATTATACCACTTAGGAAGGTCTTTACCAAAGACAATGATTATATAGATAGATTTGAAATATTGCAACTAAAAAATTACATCACAGATGCAGAAATGAAAGATCATGTCAGATATTTGAGTGATGCAATTGTTAATGGGCATGAGACTAATGATTTATTTGCTGGTAATCCTATAAATATTGAAAGTTTCAATTTTTCTACAGTTGATATTTTAATTGATAAATGGTTTAATGGTAAAGACCTTCCTAAGTGGTATAATTCTACTCCTTATTATACTGAGGTCGAAGGGCAACTTTTTGTTGATGGCATAAAGCCTTCTGATGCTAGACAAGGTGATGTTGGAGATTGTTATTTTATTACTGCGTTAAATGCTTTATCTCAAACTGCTCCTAAGATTATAGAAAATTTTTTCATAGAAATATCCCATAATGTATGGGCTGTTAGATTTTTTGATAATGCAGGAGAGGCGCATTACGTTACGGTTAATAATGAATTTGCTATTAATAGGAGTAGGGAGCATTTGTTTGCACACTTTGGTGGATTAAATGCTGATGATATTTCAAATGAATTATGGCCTGCTTTAATAGAAAAGGCTTATGTACAGGTTTCTCAAAATAAATTAATAAAAAATGGAAGCAATACATATAATGACATAGCGTTAGGTGATTCTGGAAGAGCATTATTGCATTTAACTAATAAGGAACCTTTAAGAATAAAAGGTGTTGGAAAACAAGCATATATTGATTATATACAGAAAAATAAACCCATTACTGTAAGCCATAATGCACAGCGACATACATATACGATTGAGTCCTATAATGCCGAAGAAGATAAGTTTTTTCTCAGAAATCCTTGGCAACATAGTCACATATATGCTACATGGGAGGAATTGGAGGCTATACCTATTGTTGGATCGGCATTTGGAGGATATGTTTTTGATATTAATGCTGAGAATTTAAACAATTAACAATAAATCAGTGTATTTAATCTTATAAGAAAGGATTAAATATAATGATTATACAAAAATCTATTGAACATTTAAACCAAAATAATATGGGCTATTGGGAGCATTTACGATTTGCTGCCTCTCATGGTATTAGGTGTATCAAAGCGGGCGTTCTTTTAATCCTTCATTCTATCATCCCCGCTTTGTTCCCTAAAACTGGATCAATACTAGTAAATAAATTAAACAAAGATTTTACTGAACATAATGAATGGCTAGAATTAAAATATCGAATGGAAAAATTTAACAATATATACAAATCTAAGCAAGACTAAAGATTTCTCTTGACAACTGCCGATAGATAGGATATACTTGGGGAAACACAGGAGGACTACAATGAGTTATTTAGCGGGTTTGTCTACAAAGCGTTTTGAATACGTTTGGAATATGGTGCTTGATCTTAGGTCTACAAGCAGCACAATAGATAAGCAAAATATTATAGAAGATTACTGCATTGTTGATGATCAGTCATCAGTCGAGCGAAAAATATCAGCAGAATTTACCAAAAGCATTTTGCTCTATACATACCATCCATTGTGGCAATACAATGTCACCAGCGATAATATAAAGAAAAAGAAATCTCTGTGCGGAGAAAGATATGACACCATCTTTGATCTACTCAATGCATTAAAAAATAGAGATATTACTGGTCACGATGCTATTGGTGCAGTCAATACTTTTATTGACAGTTATCCAGATTATGAAGAACTCATCTTGTGCATCATAGATAAAGACCTAAAGACTAGAGCGGGAGACAAGATAATCAACAAGGCTATAGCAAATCATATTCCAGAGTTTAGTGTAGCCTTAGCAGATAAATATGAACCTAAACTTGTAGATTGGCAGGATGAATGGTATGTATCTCGTAAACTTGATGGCGTTAGATGTTTGTGTATTGTTGGTAGTAACGGCATCCCTGTTTTCTACTCCAGAACTGGCAAAGAATTTAATACCCTTGGCGTTGTTGCCGATGGCATTTCAAGTCTTGGTTTATCTGGTGTTGTATTTGACGGGGAGTTGTGCCTGCTAGATGAAGATGGTAATGAAGATTTTCAAGGCATAATGAAACAACTTAAAAAGAAAGACCATACAATACCTAACCCTTCATATAAAATCTTTGATGTAATGTCTCAGGATGACTTTAACAATAAGAAGGGCAAGGTTCCGTTATCTAAAAGATTGAGCCATCTTGAAAGATATATGCAGAATAATGAGTGTCCGTGTTTAACTATTCTAGAACAAGAACACATTCTAGATGATGACCATTTTCAAGAGTGGGTACATAAAGCAGACATTAACGGCTGGGAAGGCGTAATGCTTCGTAGGAACTCCCCATATAAAGGGAAGAGGTCGAAAGACCTATTGAAAGTAAAAACCTTTCACGACGCAGAATACGAGGTTTTAGATGTAGAAATGGGGCCGTTTAGATATGTAAAGGATGGTGCAGAATATGAGGAGGAAATGCTTAGTTGCGTACATATTCAGCATAAGGGTCATGATGTAAGGGTTGGTAGTGGATTTAGTATTGATCAACGACAAGAATTCTACAAAAACCCACAAAATATTCTCAACAAAATTATTACTGTACAGTATTTTGAAGAGACTAAAAACCAAGATGATGGTATTAGTTTAAGATTTCCTACGTTTAAGGTGCTTCATGGCTCACATAGAACTCTATGATCAGAAGCAAAAATATATTACCAATCCTCAAGGGTCAATATTAGGGCCAAGAAACTATGTTATAAGTACTGATTTCATCAAGAAGGCAGTTGAGGATACTCAAAAGAAGATCGAAGATTTGATGTCTTTTGACATAAATATTTTTGAACTGCTAGGTATGAGAAATCTTAGTGGCTTGATAGGAGAAATTTTTGTATCTGTTTGTTCAAAAAACAGTCAATATTTTATGAAAAATCCTCATCAAGATGGGTATCCAGATATACTATTGCTAGACGATATAGGTAAACAGAAATTATTGAGCGTGTCTTCCTTAAAAGACAAATCTCCATTTAGCCCATTTCAAACAGGAGGTTTTGAGGTCAAAGCAACTTGCGGATCGACTCCTACCCCAACCAAATGCAAAGAATTAGGATGCTTAAAACCAGAGATTGGCGATCAAAGAATTACTATGGTCAAATCATATGATTGGAAAGCCCATCACAGAAATACAAATTATTTATTTGGTATATTCTGGGACTTTTTAGATGGTGTACCTACTATAGTAGCGATATTTTACTCAAACCAACTGGACACAAATGATTGGACTAAAGTTGTAAAGCCTAAAAATATACAATCAAGAACAACGTCAGTGTCTATGCTAAAACGAGATGGTGTGAGAAAAATGTATAATAATTGGCTAGTTATGATTAATCAAAATATTTATACAACATTTTTTTATCGATACAATAAAACAAAAAAATTAAAAAAGCAATGTAAATGAAAAAAATAACAATCATAGCAACACACAGAACAGGTTCGTCTAGAATTACATCGCATTTTCCAAGCGTTGCAAATAAACAATACAACACTAATGAAATATATAGTGGATATATACCACCCCTAGCAGATGATATAAAGTTTATTTTAGAAAATCCACCAATAGCAACTTCTTGGATTGATTTTATTGTAAATATAACCAATAAGTTTCATGAGCAAGTAAAATATCATCATCTTAATTTGACTTACAAAATGCTAGGAGATCTACAGTCAGTGGCCGAAAAAATAGGCTATCATTATTTTATTACAAAAATTTTAAATCCACATATAGTGTGCTTAGACATATCTACTGAAACATTAGTCAAAGATTCTGACTTTATAATTATGAATTATCGCAGAAATATGTTGGAAACTTTTATTAGTGGTGAGTTAGCATTATATACGAAAGTTTATGCCGGTAATCCAGAAAATAAACAACAGTATGATGCGGCAAACTATAAGATAGCATGGGACAAAAACAAATATGATAATTTTATACATAATAGCTTAATAAAAGGCTATGATAAGTGGCTACCTTTCGTCAAAAATAATAACGTTTGCGTATTACAATACGAAAAACTTGCAAAAATACAAAATTTAACAAATCTACTCAATCATATATTTAATCGCTGGGGAATCGAAGATATGATCATAAGCCCAAGCCGTCATTTAAAATTAAACGATCAACCTATGCACACTTATATACAGAATGCAAACGAATTTTTACAAGACATTAAGAAATTAAGCAATGAAGAAATTTATTACACAAAATTTGACACAGAGGTATTTGAATGGTAGAGCATAACATAGATGTTTTTTACCAGACAAAAAAAGCACCATTTTTTAATGCGCGATTGTATTTTGAACAATATCCTGAGATCATCAATTTCTACCAACCCTATGCTTCTGAACGTGGATATTCTCAACAAGAAGTAGCCTTTTTTCATTACCACAATTATTATTGTAATGCAAATGTTAAGAGTTTGTGGTTGATATTAGGCAATAAACATACAAATAATTACATATTTATATATAGTAATTATGCTTATTTCATAGATAAAACAAATATATCAAAAAT